CCCAGGGGGCGCGGGCGCAGATGGCGCTGGCGTTCGAGACGATCTATGGCACGCCGCCCGCGGGCGGCTTCACGCGCATGCCGTTTGCGAGCACGACGCTCGGGGCCGAGCAGCCGCTCCTGGCCTCGGAGCTTCTGGGCTATGGCCGCGATCCGCTGGCACCCATCAAGGATGCGGTGACGGCAGATGGCGATGTGGTGATCCCGATCGATGCGGCCTCGATCGGGTTCTGGCTCAAGGCGGCCTTCGGCGCGCCGGTGACGACCGGGACCGAGCCGCCCTACACCCATGTCTTCGCGTCGGGGAACTGGGATCTGCCGTCCTTTGCGATCGAGACGGGCATGCCCGAGGTGCCGCGCTATGCGATCTATGCCGGCTGCAAGCTCGACAGCCTCAGCTGGCAGATGGGCCGCTCGGGCCTTCTGACCGCGACCGCGCGCATCATCGCGCAAGGGGAAACGGTATCGACGACCTCGGCCGCGGGTACATTGGCCGATCTGGCGCTCACCCGGTTCGGGCACTTCAACGGCAGCCTCCGGCGCAATGGCACGGGGATCGGCAACGTCGTCTCCGCCGAGCTGACCTATGCCAACAACCTCGACCGGGTGGAGACGATCCGGGCGGATGGCAAGATCGAGGGTGCCGATCCCTCGATCGCGGCGCTCACGGGCAATATCGTCATGCGCTTTGCCGATCAGGCGCTGGTGACGCAGGCGATCAACGGCGAGGCCTGCACGCTCGAATTCGACTATGTCATCGCGGGCGGGGTGGGGCTGAGGCTCACCGCGCATGCCGTCTATCTGCCGCGCCCGCGGATCGAGATCGCCGGGCCCCAGGGCGTGCAGGCGACCTTCGACTGGCAGGCCGCGCTGGCAGCAGACCCGGGCCGGATGTGCACCGTGGTGCTGACCAATGCCGTTGCGGGGTATTGATCATGCTGCGGCTGAACCTGACCCAGGAGGCGCAATGGCTTGATCTCGGCCATGGCGTCGAGATCCTCGTCGCACCGATGACGACCGCGCTCATGATGGCGGCGCGCAAGGAGGCGCAGGGGCTGATCACACAGGCGGTCGGCGCGGGGGGAAGCGATGCCGAGGGCGGGAGCGATGAGATCGCGCTTGCGATGGCCAGGGCCGTCGCGCGCGTCGCCATCCGGGACTGGAAAGGTGTTGGCGACGACAACGGCTTTTCCATTCCGCTGAGCCCCGGGGGGATCGACGCGCTGCTCGACCTCTGGCCGATCTTCGAGGCCTTCCAGACGCGCTATGTCGCGCGCGCGCTGATCCTCGAGCAGGAAAAAAACGGCTCTGCGCCCTCGCCGAATGGCACTTCGGCGGGGGCGCGGATTATTGCGCGGCCTGCGGGCACGCCTGCCCGGACTGCCCGCAAGGGCTGACCGCGCCGCAGAGCGTCGAGGGCTGGCAGATCTGGGATCTGGTCCTGCGCCTCGGCGGGCAACTTCGCGTCGCGCCCGGCATGGCGCGCGCCTCGATCATCGGCTGGGACATGGGGGCAGCGCTGCAGCTTGGCGCGGCCCTCGCCATCCCGCCATGTGCCATGGCCGAGATGCTGCCCGCCATCGAAGCCGTGATGGTGCGCAAGATGAACGAAGCGGTGCGATCAAGCAGCGTGGAGAGGCTCGATCCCTGACAGGTCGACGGTTTGGCGGGCGCGAGCGAGGTCCCAGGCGCGCTGCAGGTTCATCCAGTATTCCGGTGTGGTCTGGAAGAAGGCGGCGAGCCGCATGGCCGTGTCCGCCGTGAGCGCCGTCTCACCCTTGACCAGACGCTCGATCCGCGTGCGAGGAACCTGCAATCGCCTCGCCAGCGTCGGTGCCTTCATCCCCAAAGGCTGAAGATAGAGTTCAGCGAGCACGTCGCCAGGATGTGAGGGTTCGGTCAGCAGGCTCATGGCGGCTCCTTTCAGTGGTAGTCCACGAGTTCGACGTCGGCTGGGCCCTGATCGGTCCAGACAAAGCAGATGCGCCATTGGCCATTGATGCGGACCGAACGCTGACCCGCCCGGTCGCCGCTCAGCGCCTCCAGATGGTTGCCCGGCGGAAAGCGCAGATCCTCAAGAGCATGCGCCGCATCCAGCGCCGAGAGCATTGCACGCGTTCGTTTGACCAGATCGGCGGGGAAACCCTTGCCGAACTGGCCCGTCATGGCCTGCTCGGCGAGCTTTCCGCGGGTGCTCATGATCATGAAGGTGATGTATCACGGCGTGATACATAAGGCAAGGACCTTGATCCCATGACCACCAGACAGGTCTCCGTCCGCCTTGTGGCCGAGGGCGGGCGGCGGGTGCGTGCGGAGTTGCAGGGGATCGGCGAGGCGGGCCAATCGGGCTTTCGCGCGATCACCCGCGAGGTCGATCTTGCCGCGGTAGCGCTGCGGCGCGTCGCGGGGCTCGTCGGCACGGCCTTCGGGTTGCGCGAGATCGTGAGCATGACCGACCGCTGGACCGACCTCGGCGCGCGGGTCGCGCTTGCCACGCGGGCGCAGGCCGAGGGCGCAGCGGTCATGGCGCGCCTCGCCGCCATCGCGCGGCGGACCTATTCGAGCCTCGATCTGACGGTCGAGAGCTATCTCGGCAACGCGACCGCGTTGCGCGAACTGGGGCTGACGACGGCAGAGACGCTCGACTTCACCGAGGCGCTCAACAACGCGCTCGTCGTCTCGGGGGCGAAGGCAGAGCGCGCGGCCTCGGTGCAGAACGCGCTCTCGAAGGCGATGGCGCTCGGCAAGCTCTCGGGGGATGAGCTCAACACCGTGATCGCCTCGGGCGGGCGGGTGGCGGAACTGCTCGCGGCCGAGCTTGGGACCACCGTTTCGGGGCTGAGGGGGCTCGGCCAGCAGGGGGCGATCACCGGCGCGGTCATTCGACGCGCGCTTGTCGGCAATCTCGAGCGGCTGCGCGATGAGGCCGACAGCATGCCCGCGACGATCGGGGATGCCTTCACCCTCCTTGGCAACGCCGCCCTCGTCCTCGTCGGGCGATGGGACGGGATCATCGGGGCGTCATCGGGCGCGGCCACGGCCATCATCGCGCTCGCCGACAATCTCGACCGCGCGGCGGCGATCGGCGCGACCTTCGCCGCCCTCCTTGGCGGGCGCTGGGTTGCAGGCGTGCTTGCCGCGCGGCTGGCTACGCTCAGCCTTGCCGGCGCGCTGACGCTCCTGCGCGGGGCGATCATCCGCACGGGGGTCGGCGCGCTGATCGTCGGCGCGGGCGAGCTGCTCTATCAGTTCGGTCGGCTTGTCGCGGGCGCAGGCGGGTTCGGGGTGGCGCTCGGGCTCCTGCGCGATGTGGCGGTCGAGGTCTGGGATCGGATTGGGCTCGGCGCCGCGGCCGCGGGGGCGGCGGCGAGCGCGCTCTTTCTCGACCTCAAGGCCGATGCGGCCATGGGGACAGCCTCGGCGATCCGCAATGTGCTCGCCTTCGGCGAGACGACCGCGCGGACATTCGAGGGGGCGCTGATGGCGGTGCGCGCGATCTGGTCGCGCCTGCCCGATGTGATCGGCGATCTCGTCCTGCGCGCGGCGAACCGGATGCTCGATGGCATCGAGGCGATGCTCAATGGCGCAATCGCGCGGATCGATGCCTTTACGGGGCGCATTCGCGACGCACTCGCCGCCGTCGGGATCGAGACGGCACTCGGGGGCATCGGCGCGATCGATCTGGGCGAGATCGAGAACCCCTTCGTGGGGGCCTCCGCGGATGCGGGGACGGCGGCGGCCGAGGCCTTCCGACGGGCCTTCGAGGGGGCGCCGGTGCAGGGCCCGGGCGATGGCCTCGACATGGGACTTGAGGCCATGGCGACCGAGGCGCTGGCGCAGGCCAACATCTATCGCCGCGCGGCCGAGGATCTCGGGCGGGGTGCGCGCGCGCCGCTCGCAAGCTGGGCAGCGCTGCGCGATTCTGTGGCGGGAACGGGCGATGATGGCGCGGCAGCGCTCGATGATGCGGCCGGGGCGGCCGGGCGTGTGGCTGAGGCGATGGCAGGCGCCGGCGCCGCAGCAGGCGGGGCGGGCACAAGGGTTCAGACCGGATGGGCGGCGGTTGCCGAGGCGCTGCGGCGCCACGCGGCCGAGGCGGCCGATTGGGGCAAGGGCCTTGGCGAGGCGCTTGTCGGGGCCTTCCGCTCGGCCGAGACTGCGTTCCGGGAGTTCGTGAAGACGGGCAAGCTCGACGTCAGGGGGCTCATCTCCTCGATCCTCGAGGATCTCGCGGTGCTGCAGTTGCGCAACGCGGTGCTGGGGCCGATCGCGAGCGTGCTTGCGAGCGCGTTCAGCGTCTCGGGCGGCAGCGCCGTTACGGCGGCAGTCACGGCGGCGGTTTCCCATGCGGGCGGGATGGTCGGGCTCTCGGGCCATACCCGTCAGGTGCCGGCGATGGCCTTCGCGGGGGCGCCGCGGATGCATTCCGGAGGGACCGTGGCCCCAGTGGGGCCGCGTAAGCCCGGAGGAAGGGGCTGGGCGGGGCTGCGCCCTGATGAGGTGCCGACGATCCTGCAACGAGGCGAGCAGGTGCTGTCGCGCCGAGAAGTAGCCGCCGGCACCCAGGGCGCCGGGCCGCAACACCTGGCGATCACGGTCAACGTCGAAGGCGCGCGCGGCAACCGCGAGATCGAGGAGATGGTGC